ACATGGGACAGTTTTGGATGGTTTGTAAGATTTCTTGTTTAACAATAAAGTTTCTTACATCTTCTCTAAGCTGCTTATGCTCGGGCAGATCATAGATTTCCTTGGTGACTGGGTTCACAGCAATTCCCTCTGGATTGGGGTTATCTTCCACTCGCGTTCTAAGCGGTTAGATTTTGACTTAACCACATTCCCCGTCAAGCAGATTTCTCCCTCTCTCTCCAACTCATGTAATCGTCTAGCGACTTGCATGGACTCCAAACCAGTATGGTGAGCAATACCATCTTTACCTAGACTCCCGTGGTCTCTGAGGCATTGGATGATCTTGGTGGCGTGGGCTTTAGCGAGGTCTTTGGCAGACCCCGCAGCCACCCAACTTGTCATTGGGTCGCTATTTCTTACTCTTGGGTGATCAAAAGTCGATAGATTCATCAAAATCCTTTGGCTTTGGTGCGTTCATATATGCCCAACCAGACCACCCACCCTCAACAATGGGCATACAGTCAAACTTGATCATTGGGCCGTTCTTGGTCTCAATTACCGAGCCTATGCGCTGATAGCGGTTTTTCTCTTGTCCGTCTTTATTGGTGTATTTGCCAGTAATGACAGAAATTTCGTATTGGGTTTTAGACATTTTTCACTTTCAGATTAGTTAACTTATTCACTTTGTCATCCAACTCCGCTAAGAACTGGATAACCTCTTTCTCCAACATTGCCACATAGGTTTGATTAAACTCAACCCTTTTGACAAACAATTGAAGGTCTTGTGGTAAACGAGGGTCAAACGACACAAACTCACACCATTGCCTTTCACAGCAAGCCATTTGCCATTGCATTTGGGTGATGTATTTGCCTGGCACAGTCTGGCTCAACAGCGTGTCAATGTGGGTGGCGGTGTTGGGACATTTGATTTCCAACATTCCAAACAGCCCCACCAACCCGTCAGGACTCGCACCAGAATCTCAATTGTTGGATGAGGTACAAACCCCACTTCCTCAACCATTACATCCGCATGAGCCTCAAAAGCCGATCTAGCCAAAGGCTCGGTCTCAGTTCCCCAAGTCATAGCTGCATTGGTAAACGATTCACCTTGTTGACCAGTAAGGCGTTCACAGATCAATTGCGCCATGTAGTTATCACGACTAGCGGAATAACCTGATTTGGTCTTGGCGATCACATCTGCCACCCGACTAGCGGTTACTCGACCGAGCCTGCTTTGAAACCATGCTTCACTTCTTTGAATATCCATTTAAAGTACCCCTTTTTAATCTTAAATGAGCCGCACCCCTAGAGATGCCCAATTTTGTTGCTACATCATTAATGTGAAAAACATCCTTGCCGTTTGTCACAAATATCGAATTATTTTTATTTCTTTGTTGTTGTGTTTTGGTTGCCCATCGCACATTGTTTGGTTCATATCCTTTTGAGTTATCTATTCTGTCAATCGAATGTTGTGCAGATGGTGCAGGGCCAATATGCTCAAAGAAAGACTCAAAACTATTTGCCCATTCATCACAAATCAAAATTCCTTTACCGCCATATCTATCAAAATCTTTTGCTTTTTTGTAGGTGCATCTAACTTTCATTGCAGACCAAGTGGAATATTCTTTTGAATTTCTCATTCCATGAGTTTTTATTTTTTCTGCGCTGGCTTTGATTGCACATTGTTTGCATTGATTTACTCGGTTATTTCGTACCCTTGTTGCAATGTATTCAGATACATCACCACAAGAGCATTTACACAACCATTTGATATGCCCATCTTTTGACTTTGATTCAGATACAGAAAAAAAAGACAAGTTCATAAAATCCTTTGTAGTGGTATACAAGCAGATTATAAACCATTACCCATATTTATGATTCCCTCGCTTTCATCATTGCGTTTGCTATTTCATAACAATGTTGTGCAATAAATTGGGATAAATCTTCATTAGCAAATGACCAACCACTAGCCAAAAAATCATCAACAACTGGTTGCATAGCCTTAGCCGCAAAGTAATCACGCATGGTCATGCCTTTAGCAACATAAGTTACTTCTGTTGGATGCTTCACAAATAAATGTGGAAATGCTGATATATCTTTCATTTGAGTTTCCTTTTCATTAAATCTTTAGCACCAGTAACCGCCTCTAACCATTCCTTATCCGTACCCGCAGACTTATAAGCCTCTTTAAAGCGCGTCTGGAGTTCCTCTAGCGTGGTGGACTCGCTGATTGAGGTGATGTGGTCTTGCATCTGGTTGTGATTAGCCTTTTGTTCTTTGACCGCAGGCTTTTTGGATGCTAGATTGCCATCGTCATCTTCTGGGGCAATACCGCAAGCTGCCATCAATGAGTACCTACGGGCATAGGTCAAAGCCGAGGCATAGCCTTGGGGGTCGTGTTTAACAGCAGGGAAGTGGACTATTCCGCACTCCAACATTTCGCCTGATTCATGGACAAACACAGTCTCCACCATAACCCCGTCAGCGCAGTCATAGTTCTTTTGAAGAAGATATATGCCATTGTTGTTTAACGAGTCCACAACAGCCTCAACGCAAGCGGATAGGTCAGCATAGCGTGAACGGAAGTGGGGGTTTGTAGAGGTCTTTAAAGCAGGCCCGAAAGCCTTTTGTGCCTTGACCAAAGCAGTAGCAATGTTTTTCATTTAATTTCCTGTGATTAAAAGGGCAAAGATAAGACCAGAGACAAAGCCAGAGAGCCAGAACAATACTTTGTCAACAAGTGTGGGTGGTGGGGTGAACGGGCCTTCTATGCCGTGTTCTGTGTAATTGCTGTGTTTCATGCTAGTTCTAATGTTAAAAGTTTGTAAGTGTTGATTGCTTGTTCTTTGTTAGCCTTGCTAACATTTCTGTACCAAGATTTAGTGTTGCAATGACTTTGTGAGCCGTATGCGCCACCAGATAACCAACGCTCTTGAAGAACAATTGCGTAAGTGCCACCTAAGTGGTTTGCACAAACATGAACGGCAAACTTAATGCCTTTTAAATAAAGTTCTTGGTATCCTGTTTTCATGACAATTCCTTTTTAAGTTCGTAACGGGCGATGGCGGCATCAAGTTTGTCGTTGTCGGCTTCTTCTTTGCAAGCCTTGATGTATTGGCGCTCAAAGTCTTGGATAACTGAATCGCGCAACATCTCGGTGACTAACTGACCACCGATGTATGCAAAGTGCAAACTGTCGGTGTATGAATCAAAGAAGCAATCAACTTCTGTAAAGTCGCATATACAAGTCATGCGGTCAAAGTCACTGTGTTCGTCTGCGTAATCTTTAATCATGCTGACACCTCAACATTAGTTGTGTATTTTTCTTCATGGACATTTTTAATGCGAACAACCATTTTTTCATTGATCATCCATTGCAAAACACCGCGAACTACTAACCAATTTTTTACAGGAATTTTTGCTTGGTTGACAGATTGAATAATGTCATCCCAATCACATAAGCCATCTTTAAATGCGCTTTGTATTGCTAGTAGTATTTTTTCGTTTCTAGTCATGCCACCACCTCATCAAAAAAGATTGATGGAACTTGACTTTTATTTGCTAAAACATAATGGTGTTCACCATTACGGAAGATTTCTTTTTTATATTCAATAACTTCACCAATTTCAATATTTTGATTAGTAGGCGAAAGAATTGATGGGACTTGACGAATACAAATTGCTTTTTTCATACATACTTTCAAAAGACCCCTTGTGGAAATCACTAGGGCATGGATAGAAGTATAAGCCAACTTATAACCATGTCAACAATTATTTTGTAGGTAGTTTCCCTAGTGTTGTTTAAGCGCACTTATGTAGAATATCGGGCATGACAAAAGAACATCTTATCCGTCTGGCAGGCTCACAGCGTGATCTTGCCGACATATTGGGAATTAGCCAAGCTGCGGTTTCGCAATGGAAGACTGTTCCAAAGGCAAGGATGTGGCAGTTGTTGGTTCTTAAACCTGAGTGGTTTAAGTAATCTATAATAATTTGAAACACGGCTAGATACGAAGTCATGAGCGTATCGAAAAGCGAGCCTTCCCGCCTGCCGAGGTTTCTCTTGTTAGTGAAGGACAGACAGAAGGAAAAGATATGCCTACTCGGTATTTAAAGCCTGGTGTTCGTGACAGCGAGGCTATTGACAATTTATCCCCCCAAGCAGAAAACATTTTTTATCGACTACTGGTGACAGTTGACGATTTTGGTCGTTTTGACGCTAGACCAGCCATGATTAAGGCTCAATGCTTTCCAATAAAAGAAAGCGTTTCCATAAACAAATGCAAAGAATTACTTGAGGAATTGAGTAGGGCTAACCTTATTTTGCTTTATGAGGCCGAAGGCAAGCCATATTTACAAATGTGCAAATGGGACAACATTCCCCGAGCAAAGGAAAGCAAATATCCCGCACATGAAGGCACTTGCATACAGTTGTATACAGATGTACCTTTAACCGAAACAGAAACAGAAACTAAAACAAAGACTAAAACAGAAACAACGCCAGAAGGCGTATCACAAGAAGTTTGGGATTCTTTTGTTAAACAAAGGAAAGCCAAGAAAGCCCAAGTAACCGCCTTGGTAATCAAGGGAATACAGAAAGAGGCAGATAAAGCAGGCTGGACTCTTGAGATGGCTTTAAACGAGGTTGTAGTGCGTAATTGGCAGTCTTTTAAAGCCGATTGGGTCAAGGACAAAGTTTCTAATGCTGAACGCTTGTCAAACTCAATGTCAGTCTTGACTAACGGATTAACTACCCCTAAAAAACAATTTTGGCAAACTGAGGAGGTGAAAAATGAGCGACTTCTGTGAAAAATCTCAAGGCTTTGATTACATTTTTGGTCGCATGAATGCGATATATGGAAACGATTTTGCCCGTAAGTGGGATGGAATAGACGCAAATTTGATACGCCTGGAGTGGATTGGAACGCTAGGTTCTTTCCTTACATATCGGCCATCAATGGACTATGCCTTAACTCACATTGACCCTGCCAGACCGCCATCTTCTTTGCAGTTTCGCAACATTTGTCAACATGGCCCAACTATTCCACCCAGAGAGCCACTTGTCCAAATTGAGCGAAAAGTCCCAGAATACAGCGACAAAGCCAAACGCGAGGCTTTGGCAAAACTTGCAGAATTAAGAAAACAAATGGTGGCCAACTATGACAAAAAATGAAGCCAACAAGCTGCTTGACCGACTTAGAGAAGGTCACCCCATGCCCGTGGCTCTCACAACTCAAGCCTTATACACAACAGGAGACATTCCTCGATTATCTGGTCAACCACTATGCGTTGATGGCCATGAACAAAGGAACAATCGACCATGCCAGGCACATGACCAAACTGCTGAAGTCGGATTTTCCTACTCTGCCTACCTTGATTGTCCAACGACTGAAAGAACTGCGTGACACTAATCGTAACTTTTGAGGTTGAAGGTGACCCCGTACCTAAGGGCAGACCAAGGTTTGCCCGTAGGGGGCAGTTTGTCCAAACCTATACCGATGCCAAGACAATCGACTACGAAACTTATGTAGCAATGAAAGCACGACACGCAATAGGCGCATCAGAGCCACTACAAGGGGCTTTAACTGTGTTTTTATACCTCCGCTATGCAGTACCCGCGTCGTATTCCAAAAAGCGCAAGGAAGCCTGTTTACGGGGCGTGGAATATCCCAAGCGCATAGACCTAGATAATGTTTACAAAAGCATTACAGACGCAATGAACGGGATTGTCTACACGGATGACAGCCAGATCGTAGAAGCGCACATCACCAAGGTCTATGCTGAAACTGCTGGCGCAAACATCATGGTGCAAGAATGCGATTCCAACTAACAGACGAAAAACAGGCTAAAGCCCTGATGACGGGGCTGTGGCCTAAAGTGCTGAAAGCGTTACAGACTAAGCAATTAACGCTAGAGATCAAAGACGCAACCAAGAGCCGACACCAAGAGGAAAAGTACCATGCCATGATTGGTGAAGTAGCCAAACAAGCGCAACATTTGGGTGCTAAATGGGATGCTGAGAGTTGGAAAAGATTGTTGGTAGATCAGTTTTGCAAAGACAATGGGCTAAAAACAGGCGCAGTTATCCCTAATTTGGCAGGCGATGGGATTGTGCAGCTAGGGATGCAGACGCGCAACTTCACTAAAGAACAAGCCTGTGAGTTTGTGGAGTGGCTGTTTGCTTGGGGTGCAGAACACGGGGTGACTTATGAACAATAAGCCCACACTAGCAGAGCGCAAGCACTTAGCCCAGATCAAGGAAATGAACTGTGGGGTCTGTGATGCGAGTGGCCCAAGTGACGCACACCACATCGTCCAACACGAGCAATACCTTTGCATTCCCTTGTGCAAAGATTGTCATCAAGGGGCGCACAACGGAATACACGGACAACAAAGAATATGGAAGGTTTATAAAAAAGATGAGATGAGTGTATTGAACGAAACGATAAGAA